ATAGTTGCTAAAGAAAAAGATTCGGCTCATCATTATATAGATTCACAGGGAAGGACTGTGGATCGTTTAAACTTTAATGCCTCTGATTCTATGCTTCCTGTAACTAACTTCGAGCACGAAGTAAACATTAATGATGAAAAAACCTATATAAGGGTTATAAATCCATCAGCAATAGATAGCTTTGCCACACGCTATCGTAAGCTTATTAATTCGTAAGAGTAGAATATGCCACTCGAAAAAGGTTTACATCCTACTGATCAGACTGCTGTATCTCCTGATTCTTTTAGGTTAACAGTAACGATTGAAGGAGCTAACGGTAAAGAAAGAGACATATCTCAGCTCGTTACTTCAATGACAGTATATGAATCTATCTTTCAGCAAGCTCTTATTGCTGAGTTTAATATAGCAGACGGCGTATCATTATTTGAGGATTTAAACATATCAGGTAATGAAAAAATAATATCTGTTGTACGTAAGCAAAACGACAAGAGCTCACCACCAATTGACATTCAGAATGATTGGCATATTCTTGATATACCTATATACGGTAAGCCTAAGCCAGATATTGCTACATATCGTATACGCTGTGTAACTTCATTTGGATTAGTATCTAAGTTTAGACGCATATCCTCCTCCTTATCAGGTACATCAATCGATATTATTGAAGAGCTATATAGACAAACTGGAATAACAATCGATAAGAAGGAAACCCAAAGCCTAGGAACAATGAAGTTTATCCCGCCTAAGCTAACATACTCCGATGCTATAGAGAATATACTGCAGAAGAGCATGACACCCAATGGTTCACCACTCTTTGCATATCAGGTATTCCACGACTCGGCATTTGTTTTAAACTCCTATAACAAAATGATCACCTCTGATATATTAGATAACTACGTGCAGGGATACTTCTATACGCAGGAGTCACAGTCTGATGGATCGTTTGAAGAAAAGAGATTACGCATACTTGAATCATCTTCTAATATAGGATTCTCCCCATATAAGTCTATGAAGAACGGATCATATGTTACGCGTACGCACAAGCTCGATGTCTCCAATAAGACATATGAAGTAATTGACTTTAATGCCTATGACGATAAAGTACCTCTTATAGATGGAGAAGAGTCTGATCTTGTATGGAATAGAAATTTTGATATATCAGGCGTAGGTCCAAATACTTTAAAAGAAACATCTACGATCTTTATAAATCAAAACTCTTTGTCTATGGCAGAAACTGGTGATTTAAACTATCATCAGTTTGGTGCATATAAAGAAGCAACTAAAAGATCAGTTTATTCTAATCTAGAACAGCTAGAACATTCTATTAGGTTGTATGGTGATTCTAGACTAAGCCCTGGTTCAATAGTTAATTTAAACTTTCCTAAGACCGGTCAGGTAGAAGGAGCAGGTCGCGAGAACGACGAATTCCTATCAGGTAGGTATCTTATTGTATCAAGTACGCATTCCTTTGATGCTTCTGGCTACTTTACACAAATAAAAGTAAGACGTGATTCGGTGCACAAGCGATGAATAATTTTATGGATACAAAGTTTGTTTGGTTCCACGGTGTTGTGGAAGACCGAGCAGATCCTCTCTATTTAAATAGAGTACGCATACGTGCTTTTGGTTATCATACAGCAAATAAAGAGTTACTGCCAACTGCTGATCTTCCCTGGGCAACTATAATGATGCCAACAACAGACTCTGGTACATCTGGGGTAGGTCGTTCACCCCATGGATTAGTTGAAGGATCATGGGTAGTTGGATTCTTTAGGGATGGTACCGATGCACAAGATCCTATTGTCTTAGGCTCTATTGCTTCTTTAAATACGGTCGAGGCGAATACGTCTACTGGCTTCTTTGATCCTGCTGGACTATATCCTAAGAAAACTGATAAGACCGAGACAAACTATTTAAACGAGTCTGATGTTAATAAAGCAGCTCGTGGATTAGCTACACAGGCGAATTTAAATCAAGAGACTATTCGTGTAGGTAAAGTAGCTAACTCAGATGCAAATACAACATTAGGTTATGTTGAAGCCAAATCAAAGGCAGAACCTTTTGCTCTTGAAGCAAGTGAAGACACCGATCCTGTTAATATATTTCAGTTTGATGAGCCTCCTTCACCAGCTAAACCACAATATCCATTTAACAAAGTTACAGAATCAGAGTCAGGTCACGTCTTTGAAGTAGACGATACTGCTGACTATCAACGTATTAAAGAGCATCATCGATCAGGCACGTTCTATGAGATACATCCTGATGGATCACGTGTGCTTAAAGTTGTTAAGGATAACTATGAAGTAACGCTTGGCGATGAGTACGTGAATATCAAAGGTACATCACGTGTAACTGTAGAAGGTGACTGTAATCTCTTTGTTGTAGGTAACTGCAATACTGAGATACAGGGTAACAAAGAAGAACACATCTATGGTAACTCAACGCAGGTTATTCATGGCTCTGAGTTTAAAACGGTTAAGCAAAATGCTATACATCAGATTGATGGTTACATGACGCACAGCGTCGGCCAATACTTTGAACAAACGATTGGTTCTTATATGAATTTAAATGTTGGATCGAATCTTACCGAAACAATTAGCGGTGCGCAATCTACAACAGCATCGAACCATACTACAATTAATAACAACGTTAACATTACTGGTAACCTTAATATTCAGGGTACAACGCACTCTGTCGGTGACGTGTCTACTTCTGCTGGAGCAAATCCAACATTAGCGACTCACTTCCACTTTGGACATGATACAACAGGAAGATCAACAGCTCCAGGCGGAAATAGATAAAATAGGTATAAATAGATACTATGAGCACACAAATTCTATCAGATAAAAGTTTAGAGAACGAACGCGCATCCGTCGTCGCACGTACGCGGGACTTTTCAGATCTAGACCTTCGGTTTAAGGCCCATCCTAATTTAGGTGATTTGGTGCCATTAAGAGATATAGCTGCTATTAAGAACTCTGTAAGAAACCTTATTCTTACTGGATATGGTGAAAGACTTTTTCAACCGACTATAGGCTGTGGAATCACCGATCAGTTATTTGAAAACTTTAATCCTGTTACAGTTGCAGCTATGAACGAATCGATTGCTCGGACTATCCGTTATCACGAACCTAGGGTAGCACTTGCAAACATATCCATAACAGACAAATCAGATGAAAATGCTGTATTTGTTTCGGTAACAGTTAAGATATTAAACGTACCTGATCTAGTGGATATAGATATTTACTTAGAGAGAATCCGATAATGGCGAACATTAAGAACGTAACTGAATTAGATTTTGACCAAATTAAGGTCAATCTAAAGGCTTATCTTTCAGGACAAGATAAGTTTGCTGACTATGATTTCGATGGATCAGGTATGGCAGTACTACTTGATATTCTTGCATATAATACTCAATATAATGCATTGCTCGCCCACGCGAATGCAAATGAGGCTTTCCTAGATACAGCACAGATGCGCGCTAACGTGGTATCCCATGCTAAGTCATTAGGATATGTGCCAAGTTCTGCAAAGTCCTCTGAAGCAAAAATTGACGTTACTGTTATTGGTAGTTCTACTTCTTCTACAACTGCTACTATGCCACGTGGAACTGTATTTTCTGGCTTAATCGGATCTAAGCAGTATACCTTTGTAACTAACGAGTCTTATACTGCATCTAAGAATGTTACTAATCGTTATGTATTCGAGAACGTATCAATCTTTGAGGGTGAAATCGAAACCTTTACATATCGAGTAAATGGACAGATCCCAAATCAAAAATTTAAAATACCTACAAATAAGGTTGACACCTCTACCCTCGTAGTTGCTGTTCGAGAGTCAGCAACATCAGAAGTTTCCGAGGTCTATACTCATTTTAATAATATATTGGATGTTAAATCTGATTCTCGTGTATATTTCTTACAGGAAGGATATTCTGGGGAATATGAAGTATACTTTGGAGATGATGTTATAGGTCGTAAACCAGATACAGGTAACGTAGTAGATATAGCTTATATTAAAACTAATGGTGAAGAGGCAAACGGTGCATCATCGTTTACTACTGACGCTACTATTAACGGATTCTCCGGAGCAACAGCTACTCTATCTGAAGGATTTACTAAAACATTCTCTGGGGCAGATCGGGAGGACATAGATTCAATTAGATTTAATGCTCCTAAAGCTTTCCAGAGTCAAAATCGTGCAGTAACATCTATTGACTACGATGCTATACTTAAACTG